TTTAATATCATAAGTAGCAGCTTCTAAATTTTTAAAACTATAAGTTAATCTTTTTGCAGTTTTGAAACTGTTTGATACTACATAGGTTTGAGTTGTCCAAGTTGTTGTTCCACTTTTTTTATAAGATATTTCAAATGATACGCTTTTTGCAACATAAGAACCATCATCTTGAATAGTAAATAATCCACTTGGGAAAAGTATTACTATTTCTAGTTCTTGAATGCTATTTCCATTAGTTGAATAAGTTGTTTCTGCATTTAAAGTATTTAATGCTCTACTTAATGAAAAAGTTGTTGCAGTATCTCTAAAATTTCCTATTGCACTTTGATTTGCTGTTCCAGTTGTAATAGTGTATGTGCTTCCATTGAAGTTACCAATTGCTTGACCATTGATTTCTATATCACTAATACTATTTACTTCACCATCATTTACAGCAAAAAGAGCATTGTAATATTGTTTATCATCTTTAAGTGATAAATAACTCGCAATAATTGGAGGTGCTACTCTTGCCGTTCCTAGCATAATTGGTAAAGTTGTTCCCACTTCACGATTATTTGAGCCACCGCTATATGCATAAGTTGGAGATGTATCATTTAAAGCAGTAGAGGTTGCAATACTTGCACTTGGTGTTGGTAGAAGTGAGTTTACTAACATACCACCACCAACAATAACAGCAGCTTGTAATCCACCAAGAATTAAAGCTCCACTCATTCCACCATAAACACCAGCTCCTACCATTCCAGCAGTTGCACCCATAAAGCCAACTGCCAAACCTTGAGAAGCGACAGCTAGAGCAATCATTGCAACGACTCTAATTACGTTTTTACCGCCACCGCCACCACCTGCAGGAATAGGAACGATTGATAAAAAGTCATTTTCTTTTAGTTTATATTCATAGTTTTCTGTGATATTTCCATTTAATGAAACAACAAATTCTATATCTTCACTATATGGAACTAAGCACTCATATATAAAACAATTTTCAATCTTTTTAACTGTTTTTTCATTTGGATTAAAAGGATTTAATATTACTGTTAATGTTGCCATTTAAAAAATCCTTTTATTTGATTTTTAATTCTTTCATCATCAATACTTGTTAAATATGAACTTCTATTCTCTCTTGTATCAATTAATCTTTTATCATCAATCATCACTGCAAAATGAGTTACTAAAGTTGGATGTTCAGCATTTACAGCCATCGCAACAACTGCATTTTTTTGTGGAACTGTTGAAGTCCAGTTTTTTGAAATCTCATTTAAATAATTTGCAAAAGTTCGTCTTGGTTGCTCTGATGTAATTACAGTTTCAGGAAGTTCTATATTTAAAACTTCTTTGTAATAAAGCTTTACAAGTCCATAACAATCACACCCTCTAAAAGTTCTACCTTTAGAAACAAAAGGAATACCAATAAATCTACTTATCATATTGAAACCCCTTGATTTCCAATAGCAGGAAAACCACCATATCTTTTAGAATTTCCAAGTTGTCTGCATCTTGAAAGTGATTTATCACATGAAGTAATAGAGCCTGTATACCCACAAATAGTAGATTTAAATTTAAATCGACAAGAGTTTGGAAACATTCTTGTTTGTGGAGTTCTAGCACGGAACAAATCCCTAGCACTAACTGTAAAACTAACTTCAATATGATTTAAACTTGAAGTTGTAAGTATTAAATTTGTAGTGTAAACTGGTGTTGTATTTGCTAAGTCTTTACTATTTACGATATATAAAACAACAGTTATTGCTTCAAAACCATTTGTTTTTACATAAGCATCATATTGTCTAATATATTGACCTATTATATTTTTTACATTTCCAACTTTTATTTGGAACTGACTAGTTTCTGCATTTGCACTTTGAGATATCTCATCAAGCTCAAAAGGAAATTTAAGCCAAGTAAAACCTTTCCAAGTTACATCTTCGTTGTTATTTACAATTCTTAATGTTTCAGACACAGAAGGGATTTTTATCTCTAACATAACAAACCAAACGCTATTACTGTTTAATTTATTTTTCTCAATTTTTGTAGTGCTAGATAACATTTTTAAACCTCTTGAAGTACAATTGATGTACTTCTATAAAGTGGTGATTCCCACTTGATTTTTAAATTCTCACCTTTATATTTAACTTCATGTGTAGTTAGATTTATTGGATGAATAAATGAAAAACTTAACCCTTTATTTGCTTTTAGAAATGTTCTTATTTCCTCTGCTTGAGATACTTTTAATGATGCAAATGTCATATAAAAAATTTGTAAATCTCTTGTAGCTTTTGCAGTTGATTGTTCATATCCACCACTATAGCTAACACTATTCAAAGGCATTAAATCCTCTGATTCAAAAGAGTTTGGTTTAAATTGTGGGAAAATAGCCATTATCTATTACCTTTTAATAAATCTCTTAATTGCATAGTATTTCTATTATATGCATCCATTACGATTGAAATAACTTCTGTTTTTCGACCATCACTATCTGTTTTTGTCATTTGACTAATTTGACTAGCATCTATTGCTTGACCTGTTTTATTCTCAATATTTAAGACAATATTAGTTCCACCATTCCCACCTTTCATAGTAACTGGGATTGTTCTTCCATCAGGAAGTGGAACATAAGCTTCATTCATTCTTCCCTCACCAAATAGTGCAAGTTGTGGAGAGTTAGCAATACCACCGTTTGAATATGCTTTTAAAGGAAGTGAGCCTTGACTTGACATAATCCCACCATTTGCAAAGGCAAAACCTGAAAACATTGAACCCCAATCAATTGTACTTGCAGTTTGTGCTAAAGGTTTTGTGATATTTAACTGTACTTGCATTCTTATGAAGTCTTCAGCAATAGAATTAAAAAAATCACTTAAATCAGCTTTTCCAGTTTTTATAAAATCAACTATCGAATCTTCCATTCCATAAAGAGCAGTTTTAAAAAGATTATTCATCTGTCTATATTTATTTCCAGCATATTCAATATAATCATCGAAAGCATCTTTTGCACCTTCGTGTCCAGTTTTTTCTATTTCAGACCTATTTTTTAAAATATCTTTTAACTCTTTGTTGTACCAAGTTTCAACCGCTGTTTTATCTTCAACATATTTATAGTATTCCTCTTTTTGTTTATTAAGTTCAGATATCTCATATTGGGTTTGTGTCATTACACTTCTTTTATAAGAATCTGTAAAACTCTCATTCATTCTCTTTTTATCTTCTAAAAAATCTTCATAAGCTTTTATATGATTATCATATTGAACTGTATTTATTTCTGCTTTTGTTTGTTTTGGTTCTTTTTTGTTTTTTGTTTCAGAACTACCAAATTGAAAAGCTCCATCCATAGCACCTGCAACATCTGGTTTAATAGAACTCACTAATTTATCAGTTTCATTTTTTATTTGATTATAATTATTCATAAGATTTGCATTAAAAGAATCTGTAATTCCTGTTGAAGTCATTACTTTTTTATACGCTTCATCTATATCTTTAATATCTTGTTTTATTTGAGCATCAATTTTTGATTTTGTTTCATCTGTATTTATATTAAATTTAAAATCTATTGTTGAAGCCCCAATAAAGTTAGCAATAGAGTTATATTTTTCAATACCTTTATCTAAAAATTCTGTTACAGCAGAAAAACCTTTTACTATCATGTTTATTATCCCACCAAAACCCAAAGAGATAATATTAAAAACTATTCTAAACGATTGAAACCCCTGATATACTATTTCTAAAGCACCCATTGTTGCTTTAAATCCATCAATAAAATTATTAGTTAAAGTCTCAAATCCACCACCTGTTAGCATAAAGCTTTTAGTAAACGATTCTGTAAATGTTTTAATAAAAGCTTTTGTAAAAGCAAATAATCCTGCGTCCATAAAATCTTTTTTAAATTGAGTCCATTGGTCTTTTAAATTCGAAATCATACCACTTAAAGTATTCTTTTGATTTTCCATTGCTCCTTGATATTTACTGTTAAAAATAGATTCCAAAGTACTTTGAATAATTTCACTATTATTTTGGATAATGATATGTTTTGCTTTACCACTAGAATCAATCCAGTTATAGGCAATTTTATCCCCTTCCATTGAAGCTCTAATTCCAAACTCTTTTAACCTTTCATTTTCACCAGTTACTGCATCTGCCATTGCTTCAACAGCTTGGATAATTGGCTTAGACATACCACTTGCTGCATCACCCAATGAAGTTAAAGAACCTGTTAGTCCGTATGATTTCATCTTAACAAATGATTCCGTTACTTGGTCTATTTCATAAGGTGTGTTTTTTGCAAAATCTGCAACCCATTTTAAAGACTCTTTCGCTTTTTGTGAGCTTCCCTCAATTGTTTCAAGAGTCTCTCCATATTTTTCAAAATCTGAAGCTGTAGTTGTAAAATCTTTTGCAGCAAAAACTATTGCATCAAACCCTTGTTTAATTGTCCATGCAACAGCTCCATATCCTGCAAGTTCTTTTATGTTTTGACCAAAAGATTTAGTTGATTCAGAACTTTTATTTATAACAGTAGAAAGTTTTCCAAACTCTTTTTGAGCAACAATAAGTTCACCAGTATTTGCATCTACTTTTAATCTTATTCTTAAATCTTTTTGCAATTTAAACCCTTTTCATATTCTGTATCCAAACTTCCCCCATATATAAAACAACGGGAGTCCAAAACTTCACATCTAAACCATTCCACTTTAAAAAATCTTTTACAGCTTCATATTTTTTACCAACTGGACCAGCAAATCCATATTCAAAAGGAGCTTGTAAAAAAACTTTTATAACTTCCAAATACTCTTCATCTTGAAAAATAACAGTAGTTGATATTGGATTTTTTAATAGCTCTTCTTTATCTTCATCTTCAATAAAAAGTTCACCTACACCTTGAGCATTTTGTTCAGCCCAAAGATAGAGTTTTTCTATCTTTTCTTTTTCTGCTTTCCCAGTTCAGATTCTAACTCAGCTTTAAAATCAAAGATATTTCCTTCTTTTAACTCTGTGATTAAATCATCAACTCTATCTCCTACAATATTCTCTTTTAAAAGAGAAATTACATACTCCAGCTGTCCTTTTGTATCAGTCTCTTTAATTTCAAAAGCTCTTTCCATTTGATTTGTTGTTGTAGATAAATAAGTAAAAACACCTACTGTTTTATCTTCAAACTCATATTCAAACTCAATCGATGCTCTATGTTTTTTAAATTTTTTCATTGCTACCATTTTTTTACCCCTATGACCATTTTAATTTAAATTGATTCTCACCTGTTGCATCACCTTGTAAACCAAAAGTTCTAGTGAATCCAACTATTCCATCATCATCATTTTCTTCCATATCATCCGTACTTGCTTGAGTTGCTGTGATTGTTAAAGTTTTACCTGCTCCACTTCCCAGAATGATAATAACTTCTTTAACGCTTGTCGCTAATAAATCAGACCAAGGCGTAATATCACCTTTATTTTTAATACCTGATAGTTTTAATTTTGGAGCAAAATCTTTTCGCACAAAGTCACTCATTCCTGTAGCATAGTTCACTGTAATTTCATTATTTAAATCAAGTTCAAATTTTGTAATATTTAAAGATGTTCCTGCTAGTGTAATTGCTGTAATCTTAGAAACAATCATTAACGTATTTGTGTCTAATGTTACGCTTGGATTTACTTCTACAACAGGAATAGGCGTTGTAAATCCTTGAACACTGAAAGTTGCTTTTGCAGCTTGACCAACTGTTCCCTCAATCTTCATATTTGCTACTGCACCATTAACTGTTCTTTTTTCATCATCTTGATAAACAATACAAGTTGACGGACTAATTTCTGCATGATTAGGGCTATATGTAATATCTACAGTGCCTACTGTCTCTTTTAATCCTACAGCTTTTAATAGTTCAGCAATTTTTGGTGCTGTTTTTGGAGCAACTCCTGTTTTATCACTACCTCGAAGTAAAACTTCAATATCAAAACTTGTATCTGTCTGATTTTCATCAATATATGTTTTTGTAGCACCTAATTTTCCAGTTCCCACATCTTTGTAGGTTTGAGTTTTTATATTTGGTTTTACAAAAGGAGTATTAGAAACAGTAATTGCGTTTGCAACTAATGGAGTTCCATTGTATTTAAATAATACAATTGTTTTATCTGTTATAGATTTTGCCATTTGAATTCCTTTATCTTAAATTTATTTCTGCATTTATAAGTAAAATATCAAAACTAAAATCTTTCATATCTACTTGTGTTCCTTCAATTGAAAAATCATCATTACCATCTTCAATCATGGTAGCTATTCCCTTAATTACACTATCATCAATCAAACCCTCTTTTGAAATAACCGCAATTACAGCTATATATTTTGAAATGCCATTAAATTTTCGTTTAATTAATTTAATCTCATAACTATTAGAATCAAGGGGGATTGAATCTTTTATTTTTTCTATTGCTTCATCTAGTCTCATATTTTACTTATCACTATTTTTATTTGAAAATCTTCTGGATCATCAAGATTTAGACATTTATATATAATGCCATCAATAGTAAAAACATCACCTGCTTTTATACCGATAACATCTTTTGCTAAAACAGAATATAAATCTCCCTCTATTGTTTCAAAATCATAATTTTCCACTTTAGAAATATAAATCTCTTTCCCATTCCAAAGAGCAATATCTCCTATTTCAGAATATGCATACTCTAAATCCTTTAAATATTGTTCTTTGTAACTCATTTTTACTCTTTATTTGAATCAGTATCTGTTTCTAAAACTTCAGCTATTGCAGCGATGTAATCATCTTTTACTGTTTTACCTTCAATATTTGCTCCAACAATCTGTGCATATT